GACAGGTTGCAGGCGATAGAGAATGCAGCCAGTGAGCAGGTAGAAGTGTTCTACATAGGAGAGGATGAGTTCAGCAGGAAGTGCTATAAGGCGAAGGACGGACGGATATATGCAGATGTTGAAGGGGATGGCATTTTGTATTCAACGACCAGCGAAGGAGAGCCGATAGAGCCAGTGAACAATGTTAAAATAATAGGCTGATGGAAGTGATAAGATATTTTTGGCAGGGAGTAAGAATCATTTGGTATTCAATGTTCCCGACATGGATTATTCTTGAGAGAAAGTTCGTGAGTTACTTGGATGCAAGTAGAATGATTAATGAAAGTAGTGGCAAGCCAGCAGAAGATAAATGGGTTCTGGATACGGAGAAGGAGGATGGCAACAGTGAGTATGGAATGGTTTATTTGTGCAGGAAGAAAAGGAGGTTGCAGTGAAAGACAATCTTAAAGAGCCGTGCAAAGAATGTCCGTTCAGAAAGACTTCGCTCAAGGGATGGCTTGGTGGAGAGTTGACAGCAAAGCAGACACATGACATGGTGTTGGGTGAGGCAGACTTTGCTTGTCACAAGACACGGAGCAAACCGTTGGATAAGATGAGCCGATGCAAGGGTAGTCAGATATTTTTGCTGAATCATTGTAAGCTGCCAAAGTTTAATCAGCCGTTGGCTAAAGCATTGAAGCAGACAGAGAGAGAAGGACATAAGGAGAATGATTATTTAGGATTCGATTTCATAGAGCATCATGAAGGAGGTTATAAACGGAAACAAAAATGAGCAGCAGAGAGAGAATTGATAAAGGTGATTGCTTCAAATCGAATGGAGAATTATTCGAGAGACAATGGGGTAAGCTGGGAGCATTACTTGTGCATGGAATATGTAAGGGAGCAGGAGGAGAGATAAAGGATATTCCGTTCGTGCATTGTTGGATTGAATATCAGGGCATCGTGATTGATGAGAGCAATGGAAGAAAGGTTACAGCCAGAATAGAAGACTACTATCGCATCGGAAGGATAATGTACACAGAAAAGTACACACTCAAAGAAGCGGAGCGTAAGATGTTTGAGACAGGAATGTGGGGATGCTGGACAGAGAAGCTACACAGAGTTTGTGATGAGGCAGTGAGAGCGGTGATGAGAAGAAGGGCTTCGTTGAAGGCAAAAGAAAAAAAAGTAGCTTTGCCCTCAAATCAAATCAAAAATGAGGAAAGATACCCAGCCAAAAGGCAAAGCAAAGCAGAGACCAGAAAAAGTGTCTCCAGCCGACAAAAAACATCAGAAACAAGGAAAATCACAGGAACAGACACCAGCACAAACAGAGTCGTCCACAGCGAAGGAAACGGTCAGAAAAAGCTATCCTAATCGTGGCAATAAGAGCGTAACAATGGCGAATGTGACCGAACGTAATAAAAAGGCGATGGTAGAAGCCCTGCAAGCGTCATTAGGTATCGTTACAACAGCGTTAAATGTTTGTACGGAGAAAGGGGTAGCGGTGAGCAGGACACAGTTCTACCAGTGGATGAAGGACGACCCAGCCTTTGTAGAGCAGGTGAACCAAGTGAAGGAAATGCAGTTGGATTTTGCGGAGAGCCAGCTATTGAAGAAAGTAAAGCTGGGGGATGCGACATGCACAATCTTCTACTTGAAGACGCAAGGCAAAGGAAGAGGATATATTGAGCGGAGTGAGACAGCGATTCTTGGAGCGATAAAAACGAACATCACAATCGAGTAGTAACAATTAAACAATCAAAATAAAATGCCATTTAATAATCCAAAAGAAGAGTACACGGAAAGAAGAGGTAAGATAGCAGAGAATAATGTAATTGTTCTCAAGGGGCTTATGAAAGAACTTGCAAACCCAGACATCGAGCTATCAGTTGCAGTGGTAACTAAAACCGATACAGGAGAAGTCGGTGTTATCTTCGACAAGAAAAATGTAGATAAGGTTGACCTTGTAACAATGCTTTACAAGATTGCTGACAATGCAAACGAAACATTGAGCTTGGAGCAGCGAAAAATAATAACAGACAGAAGCGGATGGGGAAGGAAAGGAGAAAAAGATGTGTGAGCATTGTGACCCAGACCCAGAAGAAACGAAGGAGTTCAGATTAAGTCTTATAGAAGATGTTCGACAGAAGGAGGATGGAGCTTATAGAATCGCGTTCGAGCATAGTTCGGTAAGTGAACGAACGACAGAGTTGCTGATGAGCGTGATAAAAATAATATTGAAAGAAGAGTTCGACAGCAAGGCAGTGCAGGTAGAGAAGATAGGAGAGAGTGAACGTATTTGGTTCTATACACAGTCCAAAGCAAAAGTGCTTCGAGCGATTGAAGCGGTTAATGAAATGCAATGCATTCGTGAAAGAAGAATTGCACAATTGAATTAAGAGCATTGTCGCGCCTGTCACGACAATTAAGTGGGGTAGAATGGCTGGTGATGGGTTCATATCCATTGCCAGCTTTCTTTTTCATATCCCGAATCATTTGTATGTTTGCCGAAATGACAATCAAACAAGTGGACGTACATGGTAAACATTACTTTTAAGAAAGAGAAAGTAAACCCAGTTTACCGACCGTACATCAATACAAACAATCCTTATGAAATTTACTGGGGAGGAGGAGGAAGCGGAAAGAGCTTCTTTATCGCCCAGAAGAATCTTATCAAATGCTTGGGGAGCAGAAGATATAGATTAGTGTTCAGCAGAAAGCAAGCGGTAGATATACGCGATAGTCAATTCTTGTTGTTCAAAGATTTAATCGAGAGCTATAAGTTGCAGCCATTGTTCCATGTGAAAGAATCGAGCATGGACATCATGTGCGTGAATGGCAACAGTATGCTGGCAGCAGGAATGGACGACCCAGAAAAGATTAAGTCTATTCAGAAGCCAACAGACATCTGGATGGAAGAGATAACGGAGTTCGACTATGAAGACTTTGAGCAGTTCGATTTAAGGTTGCGTGGAGAAGCAGGAGAGACCCGTCAGTTGTTTGCCAGCTTCAATCCAATCAATGAAGAGCATTGGGTGAAGAAGGAGCTATTTGATAAGCCGTTGAAGAATGGAAAGTATGTGCATACAACGTACAAGGATAATCAGCACATAGACCAGCGAGAGTATGAAGAGAAGCTGAACAGAATGTCTCCGCACAATCAGCGTATCTACAAGGAAGGCAAATGGGGGCTGCTAAGAACAGGGATGGAGTTCTACCCAGCGTTCGATGCGATGGTGCATGTGAGTGACAAAGCATTGTACGAGCCAGACAGTGCGATTCATCTGACGTTCGATATGAACGTGAATCCATACATGACGCTGCTTGTGAATCAGATCAGGTTCATGCCAGAGACCAAGAGAGTGAGAGTGACACAGATTGATGAAATATGCTTACCTCACCCGTTGAATAAGACCCGATATGTGTGCGAGAGATTCATGCGAGACTATGCAGACCATAATGCAGGATTGTTCTACTATGGAGATGCTACCAGCAAGAAAGGAAACACAATGACGGAGGATGAGGTGAAGCATGACTACGACATTGTAGAAAATGTTTGCAGAAGGAAACTGAACAACGGTTCGTTCAGAGTGAACAAAGCAAATCCCCCAGTACTGAAAAGGAAAGACTTCATGGATGATTTGTTCAGAGGCAATACAGCGATAGACTATTTGATTCATCCGAAGTGCAAGAACACAATCAATGACTATCTGTATTTGAAGGAGGGAGCAGACGGTAAGAAGTTCAAGGAGAAGGAAGAGAATAAAATCACTGGAGCTAAGTTCGAGAAGTACGGACATTGCAGTGATGCAGAAGAATATTTCTTTTGCTATGCGTTCGAGAATATCATGAGACAGTACGAGCGGAGATAAGTGATGGAGATGTATCGGCTATTCAAGAGCAAGTTCTTTGCAGGAACAATCAGCACAGCAGACCAGTTCTTGATTGATAGTGCATCATTCGTAACGCGGATAGAGATGATGCAGATACTTGAGCTTTACAGCATAGACGAATTGCAGATATTGATACACCAGGATGCGATAGGATGCAAGTTGTACGCTTCGCTCCGGCAGTACTTTGTTGACAGAGCCAGAAACGAAGAGAGTGAGCATTGAAAAGAATAATTTATATTTGACCCGAATAAAAACAAACCAGCTATGAAGCAATTAGATGCAGAGGTAATCCTTAGAGAAAAAATAAAGGACAATAGCACCCATCAAGACTATGACAAGGTTGTGAAGTATGCGAAGCTGATGAAAAGGCTGGTGACAGGACACAACATAGAACTGGAGCTATTGCAATTTGTACGAAGGGAGACGCTGCCAGACTTTACACAGAGGGTGCAGTTGAGCCATATTATAACGCCAGCGATATGCAGTGCGATAATGTCGCCAGCGTACAAGATTCCAAAGGTGAAGCCAACGGTTGACAGAATAGACTTCGAGAGTGATTCAACGAAGACAGGAGACAGCATACTGCTTGACCTGAAGGCTAAGACGGAGAAGCTGGAGAGTGCAGTAGATGCATACAACGGAGGAGCAGGTGTGTGCGGATTTCAGGAGACAAGATTCTTCCCGATGAGTTATATAGACCCGAATGCATTTGTGCTGACATTGTTCGGAAAGTTTGATAGCAGATTCGAAACAGCAAAGCCATATCCAGTAATAGCAAGCAGCGAAGAAGCGATATGGTATGACATTACAGACAATAATTTGTACTGGCTGATTGTTCGTAACAACATCACGTATCAAGAAAAATTTAATCTTGACCAGACTACAATATCAACGCGGACGGTTGAAGGAAAAGTTTATCAACAGTACTTCGACAATGGAGTGGTTGAATATTCGCAGGTAGATGCAAGTGATTATGGCAATTTGCCAGACATGACTGAAATTAATCTTGGAGCAGGAGTTGTTTTCTTTAAGGTTGATTCAACCAGAGTGTTCAAGGTCAGTTATTACAATGCGAAGACAGGAGGAAAGATTCAGGCGAAGCGCATAGGCTATAAGTTGGATGAAGCAACGGATGGCAGGACATGTGTAAGCCCGTTGCATCCGGCACTGCCGTATCTGATGAAGAGCATTAAGTTGTGCAGCGAGTTGGATATATCGGTAACGCTGCATACGTTCTTGCAGAAGATAGCATACCAGCCAAAGTGCAAAGGAGAATCGAATACGATAGGATGCGACAATGGATATGCACCGAATGGTACGATATGCACAGTATGTAAAGGAGTTGGCTATGTAGTTCATGAGAGTTCGCAGGATGCAATCTACTTGAGCTTACCACGAAACAAAGATGATGCGTTCGACCTGACGAAGCTGATACACTATCAGGATATTCCGATTGACATATTGAAGTTCCTGAAAGAGCATTTGCAAGATGTAAAGGATGATGCTATTTCAGCAGTGTATAATGGAGAGGCACTGATTGAGCAGAGCATAAACAAAACAGCAACAGCGAAGACATACGACATGCAGAATGTGTATGATGCGTTGTACCCATTGGCGCAACAGGATGCAGCGTTCAGAATATTCCAGATAGAATTGATTGCTGGGATGAATGATTTGAAGGGAGTGATTGTTGAGTATTCATATCCGAAAGACTTCAAGATGCGCGGACTTGAAGAGTTGATGGACTTACTTGAGAAGGCAAACAAAAGTGGTGCGCCTATGGCAATACGAAGTGACATAAGCAATGACATTGCTGCGATGATGTTTCAAGACAGACCAAATGACCTAAAGAAGTTGCAGGTGAAGCAGCAGTTCAATCCTTTCGATGGAAAGAATGTTGAAGAAATAAATATCATTCTGGTGAATGACCTTTGTACGAAAGAACACAAAATAATGTGGAGTGAATCGGCTACGATATTTGCAGAGCTTGAAGAGGAGAGTATGCAGCAGACGGTGACGAATGCGAATGCAATATGGTTCTATGATTTGCCATATAAAGACCAGAAGACTGCTATACAGAAAAAGGTTGCAGAGATTGTAACACAGATAGAAGCAGACCAGCCAGTAGCTACGCAGTTCGATGCAACTGGTGTTCCAGTTGGAGCAGCACCAGCACCAGTAGCACCAGCAGGTGGTCAGGGTGGAGCAGCATTGTAATCATGGCAGTATTCTATAAGAAGACAGCGAATGAAGAGCTTGAGGTTGTCAACTTGGAGCATAAGCTGAATAATAATAAGTACAGTAGAGAGATTAAGATATTCGGACTAACTGTTTATAGATACGAATACACTTTGAAGTGTTCGATTAAAGCAGAGCCAGAACAAAATAAAGTTGGCTTTACAATAGAAGGCAAATGACGAAGGAAGAGATAGCGAAAATAAAATCGCAGTTCATAAGAGACAAACAGGTTGCACTGATGAAAATAACAGGAGCAGCAGAGCGTCAGCTATTGGATGAGATTTATAATGCACTATTCGATGAGCTTGGAAAGAGTGGTGGAGCTATCGCTTCGGAATCAGGAAGCACGATGAAGTTATCAGGAGCAATTGAAAAAGTGTTCAAGCATTTTCAACAGAACAAAAGTGTTGACATAATCAATGGCATTGTCGCAGACCTGAAAGAAATCGGAGACCTGAACAAGCAATACTTTTCAATGTTCAGAGTTCGTGCGCAGAGATTGAGTGCGATTGTTCAGGAAGTAGAAACGATGATGCAGCAGCGAATCGGAATAGATGAGAATGGGAAGATTGTAAAGGGCAGCTATCTTTCAAATTTGATTTATGATACAACGTTGAAGAATGCAGTGCAGAAGGAAACAAGAGCAGCGATGGCAAATGGATTGACGATAAAGCAGATGATGAACAATGTCAAAGAAGTCATTGTAGGCAACCCAGATAAGCTCGGAGGATTAAGCAGCCAGTATCGGACATTCGTGCATGACACGTATGCACAGTATGACAATGGATATGCAAATGGAGTAGCACAGAAGATAGGACTTAATGCAGCAGTGTATGCAGGCGGTCTCATTGCTACGAGCAGGGAGCTATGCATAAGTCTGAACAATACAGTTCTTAGCAGAGGAGAGATTGCAAAGCTGAAACAGTCTCCATTGCTTTTGAAGACAAAGCAGGAGCGAAATAGCGGAGTGGTGAGCTACAATCCATTCACGGACATGGGCAGATGGAATTGTAGGCATAACTGGAATTGGGTAACGGATGCGGAGGCAATTAAAATGAGACCAGCAATTAAATTAATATTGGACAATGAGAAATCTACTAAGTGACCTTGATGAAAGAATCAGCAAGTATCGGCAGCTTGCAGAATTGGAATTAAGAAAGCCCAGAGCCTTGAGAAGTTCGAAGCTCCAGCAGTTCTACAATCGTATTAATACCATGAAGCGATGGAAGAAGGAGATAACGGAAAGCGTGTAGAGTGCAGAGAAGACCAGCATGACTGGAGATATAATGCGGACTGCGGAGATGGAAGAGTTCGAAGGATATGCACTATCTGCAAAAGAAAAGAAGCCTCTGGATGGACAGACAAAGCAATATGGTATCGGTCATTGTTTACAGCACTCAATGACGGGCTGACAGACGAAGAGAGAATGCGTAGCTGGGTTACTTTACCGATAGGAGTGACTGTTTAAAAATAATTTCGTCAGATTGTTGTTTGCGTTTAAAAGGAATATATATTTGTCACCTTCAATTTATAACTAATAATAAAAAAACTTATGGCAGCTACTACAAAAATCAAAGCAATCAAGAATGGTCAGGTAAAAGAGTTCGGAGTTGTGCAATGGGCAAGGCTTGCGAGAAAAGAAAATGGAGTTATTGTGCATGATGGATGGGAAGAAACAGATGCCCCATTGCGTTCAGAGCCTTTCAAGCCAGCAGAGATTCGAAGCAATGCACCTGCAAAAAAAAAGAAGCAGGAGGATGCCGCACCTGCGGAGGTAGGTGATGCAGAAGCAAAAGCACTTAAGGACATGACAGACCTTACGAATGGCAAAGCTCCGGCAAAGGCAGAGGTGAAGCAGGCTAAAGTGTCAAAACCAAAAGCAAAGAAAAAGGAGGCGAAGTAATGAAGATAATCACCAACAAAAAAAGCGGTGTTGAACAGAGCGTAACAGAACAGGAGTGGACACAGATTGTAAATGCAAAGCTGGAGAAGCTCTACAAAGTTGAACAGGTCAACAGCAATCGCAAGCAGCCGACTACTCCAAAAGAAGTTCTGGATAAAAAAGAAAAGGATGCGCTCAAATCACAAATCGCAACTACGTTCAAGCCAGAAGAAGTTAAGGTGTCAAAGAAGAAGTCAAAATAAAATTAACGGGAACAATTAATAATCAAAATCAGTAAACAATTATGCCAACGGAAAAAGAAATATTAACGGGGTTTGCATCCAAAACTTTAAACATGGATGAAAAGGGAGTTGCATCGTTACTCTATAACGATGATGGGACTGAATTAAAACCAGATGCTTTGTCAATCCTTACCACTAAACAAGCAGAAGCAATTAAAACCAGAAGTACTGAAAAATTCCAAGAGGGATATAAGAAGGCTAAAGGTGAAGTGCTAAGTGAGTTTGAAAAAAGTGTGAAGGAAAAATTTGAAACGGATTCAGATAAGCAAGGCGTAGAACTTGTTGAAGACATTGTAGCAGCCGTTCAAGAAAAGGCAGGCAGCAAAGAAGTGACAGATGATGATATTAAAAAATCAAAACTGTACCTTGATGCTCAAGACGCATTGAAGAAAGTGCGTAAGGAAGCCGATAAAGAATGGGGTGAAAAGTTGACAGCAACAGAAGCCAAGCATAAAAAGGAGAAGGTAATGTCAAGTGTTGTGACTAAAGCCAAGCAAATCCGCGACAGCAGAAACCCAGTGCCATTGTCAGATGATGAAGATATTGCAAAGAGACAGATGGCGTTGCAGGATAAGTTGTTCGAAGCAGAGCTTCTGCAAAATGATTATGACATACAAGGTGAGGGAGCGAATGCCCGTATCGTTCTAATGAAGGACGGTAAGATTGTCGAAGACGACATGGGACATGCAGTTGACTTCACAGAGTTTGTTAATAAGACAGCAGAAGGTCTCTATACGTTCAAGGCATCGAGCGATAGGACATCACCAGAGGATAAAGGTGGTCAGGGTGGAACAGGAGGCAAAGGTGGTGCAGCAGGAGGCAAGAAGTATCTCTCCAAGAAGCCTGCAAATTATGAAGAGCTTTCTAAGACTTATGAGGCTATTGAAGCTGACAACAGCTTGAAGCCAGATGAGAAAATAAAAGTTCAAGCGGAGTTGAATGAAATCTACTCCGGCAGTAAGCAGGTTGCAGTTTAAGATTGTAAACCTTTTTAAAACCTAAAAACTATTATGAGTGCAGCGAATTTTGATTGTGCCAAGCTACTTCAAGTGAAATTGAAGATTGACCAGCTATGGCAAGATTCAATGGTGAATCAGGACTATATCGCGCAGGTTGATGCATTGCTAACATTGCAATCGAATCAGCGTGGAGCGAACTTTGAAGTTCTTCGTGACCCAACGAAGGATAAGGACGTGAAAGTTATCTGGCTTACAGATTGCGAAACTGATGAAGTGCAGGACTGTTCGGCAGATTGCGAACTGGACGGTAATGAAATCGGTGACAACTGTAAAGATTATAACTTGAATTTCTGTAAAGAAATATCGTTTAAGATTGGACGATACAAATACAGGACTTCAATGTGGTCGCCAGAGGAAGTGACAGCCAGAGCGTTCTTGGCAAAGATGAAACAGATTGATGAATACATTGTGGAAACAGTTGTGTCAAAACTTGATTCATTTGCAGCGTTAGCAACGAATCAATTTGTTCCGAATTACATGGCGCAGGGTGGTGGAGACACTACTATCCCAGCAGCTTACTGGACACCGAATCTGATGGGCTATATGGTTGAAGCAGCCATTAAGAATAAGATGCGTGATGCTTACATGTTGAGCGGTTCGAATTTGTTCCAGCAAGCATGGATGGTTGCCCAGCAACAGCCGAATGCACAGGGAGGTCAGGCAGACCTGAATAAGATGAATACGTTTAAGAAATATTTCGATTTGTTCAACATTGATTCAGTGTTGGGTACACAGAAAACATTTCTCATCCGTCCGTCAGCACTTGCATTCGTGAGTAAGAATTACAATACGAATGCTGCTCCTATCTTCATCGGTGGAAGTACTGGTAATGACATCTATTACCAGACCTCGAAAAATCTTCCGTTCGTCAACTATGACGTTACTCACACTGTAAAGTGTGAAGAAGTTAATGGACAGACGGAGTACTTCGACATTTACAAACTGAAAGTGAAATTCGACCTGCTTGACAATCCAGTTGGATGCAGTGGGGAGATGCGTGGCTTGCTTTCGTTTAAGTGCGGAGAGATTTCGTAAGATTCGGCAGATTGACGAAAATAGAAAAGGGTGGCTGGTAGCTGCCCTTTTCTTATTTATATTTGTTCACTTTAAAATCCAAAATCAATGTCAGCAGCACAGGATTGTTTCACGAATGTTATAGGGCTATCAAGAACTGTTTGTCCATGCGCACAGGATAACCAGCCATCGGATTATGATTTATCAGAGAGTACGCTATTCTTAGATGAAGAGGATGGGCTTGACCTGAATGTGATTAAAGCAGCAGCCGATTGCAACAGGGGTAACTTGTGGGAGATAATGGATAATGCGAGAGAAGAAGCAATCAAAGCGTTCAAGACAGACCTGATGAATTATGTAGGGACGCTGACCAAGAGAAAGAGAAACTATTTTAACGGAGTGGTTGGTGAAGTGGAAGGCATCAGACCATTGAGGGTGAATGAAAACTTTGCATCACTTACATGGAGATGTGCGATTGTTCGAAGTGGAACAATGAAGATGAAAAGAATCGGTCTTCACTTTGATACAGCAGGGACGTTCTGGGTTTATCTGTATAACAATATTAGCGATACTCCGATAGCAGCATGGCAGGTGACAGCGAACGCTGGAGAGTTGACATGGTTTACGCTGCCGTCTGCATTGACGCTGCCATTGACAACAGATGTAGCGATGAACATGCAGTATTGGTTGATGTATGACAAGACTACTGCACCGAATCCAAGAAATGATACCATCACATGCGGATGCAGTGATTTCAGCAGAGTGAATATCTGGAATAGTGATTTGTACAGAAACCTTGCTTCTCCTAAAGCATTGTTCAACTGGCTTGACTGGATTGTGGTTGCAGGAAGCATGGGACAGCAGATCACAAAAAGACGGTTGAACTGGACGCATGACAGATACAATTATGGACTGCTTGTGGATATGGAATTGACATGCAACAGCACTGATATTATTTGCAAGGATAATATGGACTTTGTGAATGATGAGATTAGTATGGTGATGGCATATACTATTCGATTCAAGGCAGCAGAGAAGTTAATCGAAAAAATAATTGCATCCGGCAATATCAGCCGATATACAATGTTGGACAGGGAGCGGTTATGGGGAAAGCGGAATCATTATCAGAAAGAAGCAGCAGACAGGATTGTATATCTTGGAGACCAGTTGACCAGACCAGAGAGACTGAATCTGTTCAGTGATTGCTTGAGTTGCTATGATGATAGGGACTTCGCAAAAGGAAATGTGAGAGCAACAGACAGCAGAGTTCCGTTCACACGGTTTCCGAATCATGAACTGGATGCAGAATTATATCCACAACCAAATATAGAGCAGCAAGGTGGCAGCTATTAAGATTGCAGAATTTAACAGGCGAATGGATGCGCTGATTGCAAAGCTCCCAGACAAAGCACTGGATGCGCTGGAAGGCATAGGAGCAGATACAAAGAAGCGCATACAGCAGCGTATTACGGAGCAGGGGACGGATTATAACGGTCAGGCGTTTGCACCGTACACAGAGGCTTATTTGAGGTTTAAGCAGGACGTAGGGCTTTATAGGGGATTCGTTGACCTGAATCTTGGCAATTACAGCATCAACAAGCGCATTGCAGCTATCGAATCAAGAAAGAGAAGCAAGCGCACCAGCAGAAGGAAAGCAGGGCTGGAGAGCAATATAAAGACCTTAAGCAGAGAAGATGTGAAGAGTAAGCAGCAGAGCAGGAGAGCCAAAGCGATACCAGAGGCGAGTAGGTTGTGGAGAAATATTCAGATAATTGAAAAGAAAAAGACGGGTAACATTCTATTCGTTACGGTTGGAGCGGTTGATGATTTGAATAAGAAAAAGCTGCAAGGATTGGCAAAGAAAAGAGGTGATATTATGGGCGTGAGCAAATCGGAGCTTGATAATATCAATAAGACTTTCAAAGATGGTGTGTCATTAATAATAAGCGAAGCATTCAGATAAGATGGGAATGAAAGGATGGGATGAAAAGGCAGTAGTGAGAGCAAGCCTGCATCAGAAGTCAGCAGTTCAAAAAACTTCTTTGAAGAAATCGAAATACAACAATAAAAAAGTTGTCGTGGATGGAAAAAAGTTTGACTCAATTAAAGAATCAAAAAGATTCACCGATGTTTTGTTCCCAGCGTTTAAGTGTGGAGAAATAACAGAGCTTGAATGTCAGCCAAAGTATGACATGATTGTGAATGGAGTTAAGATTTGCGAAAGAGGATATAAGCCAGACTTCCGATATAAGAATAAAAAAGGAGAGCTTGTGGTTGAAGATGTAAAGGGGTACAAGAAAGAAGCAGCCTATAAAATCTTTAAGATGAAAAAGCAATTGATGAAGGCAATTTATAACATTGATGTAGTAGAGATATGAATACGGATATAGCAGAAATTCTTCGAGCAAAGATTGCAGGCCTGAACTTTATTGATAGACTTGCTGGATTGATTCGCCCGTTGATTAAGATTGATGTGGCACAGGACGACCAGAATGTTGATTATGTGGTACGCAAAGTATTCCCGATTGCTTGTAATGTTACAGCAGCGCAATGTGAAGAAGACGGACGGTATTTAGACCTTGTGCCAAATGATAAGTATGCTACGTTAATGTATTTCGAAGACAGGGGAGTTGTGCCAGTGAAGAGAGAAGGAGACTTATACTATTTCAAGAGCAGGCTACGATTAGTTGGCTGGATTAATCTGAACAGGTTCGATACTACAAGCTGCTCAATCAGCGCAATGATGGTGATGATATTGATGAAGCAATTTCCGAATGTGAAGTTTAACTCCGGCAATTATCAGCGCATCAGTATTACTTCGCTTGCAGAAGCACCGAAGAGTTCTGATATATTCGGAGCGTACAGCTATTTGCAAGAGACTAATCAGTATCTACTTTATCCGTATGATTATTTTGCAATTGATATTGAAACAGACTTTGCAATTTCCTCGAAGTGCATAGAGGATGATGCATTAACAATTAAATCCCCAGACTGCTAAATGATGATAGACTTAATGATTAGTTTTTTCACAGCAGTATGCTATTCAGTGATGATAGCATTTATTGCTTTTACATACTCCGTAATATTAACAGACCCGAATATGTTGCTGACTGGATGGTATGGCTGGCTTCGCAAGAAAATTAAGAGAGAGTGGGTATTCAAAATTATCATAGGGTGTGCGAAGTGCGTGTCTGGACAATGGGCTTTATGGTTTATGTTTTATTATTTAATCCGACACGGAGCGTATCATAAGGATTGGATGATGGCAGGATTACTACATTTGTTCACTATTAGCTTAACAATATTTACAGTAATG